ATCGATAACGACATCACCGGTCAAGCCCAGGTGTTGGGCTTGACCACGACGGGAGAGAACAGTGTTCTGTTGATGCTTCTTCTGCCTTGCTTAGGATTACTCTTGGCATGCTGCATGAGCGCTGCAATTTATTTGCAGTTAGCTTACAGCTTGCCAGTTAGGGGTGAAAGTCTGTTCGGTAGCGGACTCACGAGCGTTTACAGGAGACACTGGTTGGAAAACACGGCGCGCGTCCTGGTCAGATGTGCACCGTATAGTTTCATTTACTCACTTATGGATCGTTGGGATGCAACGAGGAGTTACACTTATTATTCACACGTAGGATTTGTTGTTCACGTGGCCGTTCCTAAATTATATCAGGAAGCCACAATAGCAACCACCCAATTCTACACCTACATGGCGGGTTCTGCTTACCGCTGGTTAGGAGTTGAAACTGATCTAGGCTGGCTAGATCGGAACAGGTTCGTTCTGTATAAGTGGTTTGGGGAAAATGCTAGTTGGAGACAACCCTATACCTTCAACACGCTAAGCTTGACAGGCGTCAGAACATGGACGCATGTCAACCCTGTAGCTGGCAGGCTACACCATATGGGAGTCGATCTGGACATTATAGATTGGATTCCCACCACCATCCAAATTATGTGCGTATTAGCTGTGTTTACGCTCATAACCTGTCACATTGTCAGATTCGTCCAAGAAATGGCAACCATGCAAGACGATATTACTTGCACTGTCCTTGATGGCAATACCACCACTACCATCGATGAATCCGACAACCCTGTACCTGCTGGAGATGCAGAGTACATAACTCGACAGACACTACGTACACGTTGTCGGGGATTACCAAGACGATTACACGCTCGATCAATAGATTTGAGACATGATCTGTGCCGTTTATTAGGTCCCGAAACAAAAGTAGACACTGCTGAGAATAGGTTGCTCGTAGCCGGGAAGGCCCGGAGAGTAGCCTCCAGTCTGAAGTCTCAGGAAAAGAGTTTTGCGTCCCTCCGTAGAAAAGACCTCACTGCGATCATAGAATCGGCAGTCGAGCTTTATTTCATACCGACGGATGATGAACTCCAGATCCAAGAGCAATTTGACTGGAACCCGGAGCATATAGCAAGGAAGGAGCGCTATAAGCACCGGATGCCTCCTTCCCTATAGGGAGGACTATCCAAGTGTGAAGGTATCTCAACACGCACCGCTGTCCCCGACGCGGTGGGGGGGTTGAGAAAAGGTGAGAGCCTTGAATACACACTGGATGGTCAGGGTAAGGAGAAGTCCCGGAAGTTCTATAAATTCTGGGAAGGTGGAGGTAATCGTTATACTATCCCCAACAATGACGTGTCAAGTGTTTTGCACGCCGTCATTGAGAGGGTGTTCTATGTCAAGAAGGGTGGTGTTTTCCAGCGCCCCCCAATGTTCACTGCCAATAGACATCGCGTTGACCACTTCATTTCTGGAGTGGTCAGCTCGGCTGGCAGCTTGTTCCCGTGTACTCCAGAGCAATTCTGTGATCGGTACGTCGGCAATAAGCGAAGGTTATATGTCAGTGCAGTGCGCAGTTTGCTAGAGCAGGGATTGGAATGGGCGGATAGCAAGATAAGGATGTTCACTAAGGCTGAGTACTTAAAGCCTGGTGGTGTCCCCCGCGCCATTCAACCGCGATCCCCACGTTATAACGTTTGCCTGGGCTGCTTCCTTTCGCCCAATGAACACAAAATTTTTGACGCTATCAATCAGTATTATGTTGATAACACTTTTATTAATCCAGAACACATCACTATCGCTAAAGGCATGAATATGGTGCAGCGTGGTGAAGCCATTGCAAACATGTGGGACCATTACGATGACCCCGTTTGCGTTGGATTGGATGCATCAAGGTTTGATCAGCATATTAATGAAACTTTATTAGAACTGGAACACTCAATATACCTGAAGATGTTTGGAGATGTTGAGGGTCCGATAGGAGAGGTGAAGTTGAGTACATTACTGAAATGGCAGCGTAGAAATAGTTGTTCTTGGTCGGAGGGTGGAAGCAGGGTGAAATACCGAACAATAGGATGCCGCATGTCTGGTGATATGAATACAAGTCTTGGAAACATTATCATCATGACCATGTTGTGGGCGACTTTCCAAAGAGAGACCGCACTCAGGTTCCATCTGCTGAATGATGGAGACGATTCCTGTATTATCTGTAGCCGTTCGACTGCTAAGAAGATAGTCAAGAAGGTTGAGGAGTGGTTCTTAGAGTTTGGCATAACAATGAAGGTTGAAGGAGTGTTCAATACCATTGAAGAAATTACTTTCTGTCAAGCTCGTCCTGTTTGGAATGGGAGCAATTACTATCTTTGTCCGAATCCTAATAAAAGATGTTTCAGTGATATAGTGTCCATTAAGGACATGTCAGGCACCAATTTCAACAAACAATTGGGCGCAATAGCAGCGTGTGGTCTCGCTTGTAATGGAGATACACCGGTGTTGCGATCATTGTACAAGAAAATAGGGTGTGGTGTAGACATGTTTATACCCGACAAATCACATCATCTTTATAAATTTCGACAAGAGCTAATAGATGGTTTACAACCGCGATATGGGGAGCCAACACTAGCCCATAGAGCATCTTTTGAACGTGCATTCAATATTTCACCGGCGGAACAATTGTTGTTGGAAAAGTTCTACGAAGACTTACCAGCATTAACACCAAAACTTGTCAAGGATAGACTGTTCTGTCCAAAAGAACTCTCAATCCTTGAACCAACACTGAAACAGCACGACGAATATGAAGACCAGGGGGAAAGATTACCAGCAGACTTTCCCCCAACAGAGCCGATAAGGTAGACGTGAAACGGTACGCCGAATTGCGCTATGATTTGAAAATCATGTTGTCCTTGATTACGGACCAACCCTGGGCCTGGCGGAGGTAGGGATTGGTAGCGCCTGGACAGCGAAGAGAGGAGAGTTCTTAAACTCAGACTGGATCATGAGTGCCTCTCAATAAACATCGGTTTATGATCCACCGTCAAGCTGTTTCATGGTTAGGGTACCATGAATCAAGTTAAATTAATGCCCCGCTAAAACAATTAAAACAAGAAATAACAACAACAACAACAACAACACCAATAATAACAACACCAACAACACGAGAAAGCGATCGGTTCAGCGTTCGAACGCGCCAAGTCTTACGCAACTTACGGATGGAATACGTGTTAGGCATCGTGAGTATATCACTAGCATTACTAGGTTTAATTCTGGCTATCAAATCTGGAATTCTACAGGAGTGACGATGGAATCTCCCAAGATTATATCAGTAAATCCAGGCGACGGAGAATGCTTCCCTTGGCTAAGTAACATAGCACCAAACTTCGAGTTCTATATTATCAACAGTCTCAAGTTTATGTACAAGTCAAGCGTCTCTTCTTTTACTCAAGGAGCCATAGCGATGACCCCCGAATTTGACCCACACAACCACAAGCTAGGAGCACCTGCAAGTCTAACAGAAATGTTAAACAAGGAAGGAGCAGCGAAAGGTAATGTGTGGTCTGATTGTCAATTAACCATACAAACATCCCGATTGCGAGAAAAGAAATTAGTTCGATCCGAACATCACACCACCAGAACCTCAGAACATTTGAGGCAAACCGAGTTAGGGCAGGTCTATATAGCCCTATACAATATCGGAGAGGCTGATGTTACCGGAGCTTACGGCGACCTATACATTGAATATGATGTAACCCTAAAGAGCCCGAATTACATGAACAAGTCCATTAAGACCCACTATTTTGAGGGCAGATATGTTGATGAAGGCTTGGGGGGAAGGTACCCCCCAATTCTTGGAGGTACCGATGATAACACACCAACTGGAAACAAATTGCTAACGGATGAATACCAGTACCTTGGCCATGACGAGTCTACTCTCGGAGTTTCCCTTTCCAACCAAACTGTTGGAACGGGGCTTGGAGGGAGTGTAGAAGCTTCTCGAGTTCGTTTTGAGGAGCCCTTCCATGGCCAAATGACGTACCACTGTACTAATCATCTAGGATCTATGAATTCTGCGAGTGACCCCGTGTTGACCACCGAAATACCTGGCATGGTCTACACCCCAGGGTATGAACCTGAAATAAAGGCTCGTGCAATTCCAAGGCATGGATCCAAATCCGGCGGAACCGGTGCTGACTGGACGTATGTCTGGGACGTCATCGCTTCTGCAGGAGCAGTTCTGGATCTCAGTTTCAATGGACTAGGAACACTCATAGCCGGAGAGTCGAACTTAACGCTCACCGATGTAGCTGCAGGCTTGCTCGAGGTAGCCCTGTTGTAAGGAGAGTGGTTTTGTTGAGGAGTTCAGTACTATAGTAACACCGGGAAGATCCCAGACCACGAGTGGCGATGAAGTGACCCTGAAGGGATGCTTGTTGAATGACGGTAATTACCTGATAAAACGAGTATAAAATACGAGTATGAGTAGGAAGTGCAAGGAAAATCGATTTAAATGGAAAGGCTCACACCAACAGCATCAGACCGCGTAGAAATACGGAGCTGACAGCGACTACGATGAGTTCCATAGCTCGGGTTGCGACCGCAGAGTGATCGTAATACCAAAGCTTACTCAGAAAAGAACCCTAATGACGGAAAGAGATAGACCAATAGGTTAGCACACTATCTGTCACCAATTGCTCAGAGGGAAACCCATGTGAAACCGAACACAGAAATCTCACTAATTCCAATGATCATATCCTCGCGATCATTGAGAGCTCAGAGGAACCGCC